TTTACTGGTTACTTAGACCAATTTAATATTGACAGCATTAGTAGCATTACTAGTTCATGGACTGGAGCACCTGATTCTGCAGATCCAGGTTCTATAAAAGCGATTAGCTTTGACAAAGTTAGAGCAACTGGAACTGCCCTTGCTTCTGGCGGTAAGTTAACATCTATCACTATAACAAATCCAGGTTCTGGATACGATTCTGCTCCTACCGTTTCAATTGAAGCTCCTCAGAAAGTTGAGTTTGATAGAGGCGAAGTTGTTGAACAAACATTCGCATCTGGAGTTAAGATGTCTGCCGAAGTGGTCATGCAGAAAGATTCAGATGCAGCATTGTACGTTACTCATGTTGGAGCAGATGACGGTAAGTTCCACACCTTTGTTGCAGGTAGAGATATAACTGGCAAAACATCAAATGCAGTATCTACACTAAAGTCTACATCCGAACTGAATAACATGTCAGACACAGAAGATAATACAGATTTCGATGATGTAATGGATGACTTCATTGACTTCAGCGAGAACAATCCCTTTGGAGATCCAGAATGAGAACGTTTAAGGAGCACACCGAACACTTACAAGAAGGCTTAGCAATTTTAAGAATTGTAAAGCCCATTGCAGAGTTTTTTGGCTTGACTAGAATGGTATTAGAAACTGTTAAAATTCTATTGAAGCATCCTTGGTTAGTTGCGTATATCGTTGATATTTTCCAGGTGTTAATGTTTTTCGTCGCGATTATAACTCATCCTCTACTTAAGCCTTCAATATACGCTGGCATTGCAATCTACGGTGGATTCAAATTGCATAAGCTTCTTAAAAGTTTTGATAAAGGCCAGATGACTGAAGATCAGCTTAAAAAAGCATTGAAAAAGTATAGGCCAAAAAAGAAAGATATTGATAGACTTAGAGCCACTTTAGATGCATACGATAAAAAGGCTAAAGCTTAATGTTTGGTAATTATTTCTATCATCAAAGAACAAGAACAGCAGTTGCCACATTTGGTAAACTGTTCAACGACATTTATGTTTTACGTAAGAATAGTGCTGGTGCTATCGTAAGTACGCTAAAAGTTCCTCTTTCTTACGGGCCGAAACAAAAGTTTCTAGAAAGAATTGCAGAACAGCCAGACTTGGTTGATGACGATAAGGTAGCAATCAAGCTTCCAAGAATGTCGTTTGAGATTACAAGTATTGCGTATGATACACAAAGGCAACTTCCTAAAGCAAATGATTTTAACAGAGTTGGTTCTACAGTCAACCAAAGAAACAAGTTTAGAAGTGGACAGCCGTATATCATTACATTCGAGTTGTCTATCTTTGCAAAATCACAAGACGATGCTTTGCAAGTAATGGAACAAATCATTCCTTATTTCTCACCACAATACACTTTAACAATCAAGCCTTTTGCTGATTTTGACACTATTTCTGAAGACGTTCCTATCGTATTAAGTGGCGTAGGAATGAATAATGATTATCAAGGTGAGTTAGGCACAAGGCAAACAATTGAATATAACCTGACATTCGACATGCACATTTATTATCATGGGCCAATCAACGAGCAGGATATTGTTCGCCGGGTCGATGCAAATACTTTCCTTATGGACGCTGGAAACTCAGATTCAGATATTCCGTTAAGTCGGATTACGACTACACCTACACCAGTTGGTGTGTCTGCAGACAGCGACTTTGGATTTAATACAGTAATTGTGGATGCGATTGACAGTGATGCTGGAGTTTAATAATGTCAGAAGAAGCAGATAAGAAGCTAGAACAAGACTACGAATATTCAAGAGCTACGTATTACGAGCTTATAGAAAAAGGTAAAGAAAGTCTTGAACTAGCAATTAGAGTTGCAGAAGAAACAGAACACCCAAGAGCTATTGAAGTTCTTGGACAGATGGTAAAACACGTTTCTGAAGTAAACAGCCAACTCATGGATTTGAATAAGAAGCAAAGAGCTTTACTGGATAAACAAGAACAGCTACTCATTGATAAGCAACAAAATAATATTTTTATTGCGTCTACAACAGAATTACAAAGAATGTTAAGAGACGATATGAAAGAGGTGATTGAGGATGCCACGGAAGAGAACAGACAACTACCTGGGTAATCCAAACGTTAAGCGTGATGGAGCTAGCGACGAGTGGACTAAAGAAAAGGTTGAGGAATACAAAAGATGTATGCTCGATCCGGTTTACTTTGCTAAAACATATGTAAAAATTGTTCATCTTGATTTAGGACTAGTTCCTTTTCAGCTATATCCTTATCAAGAAGAAATGTTTGAGCAATTCAACGAAAATAGGTTTAACATTGTTCTCGCATGTCGTCAATCAGGCAAGTCAATATCTGCCTGCGCCTACTTACTCTGGTACGCGTTATTCCGGCCGGAGCAGACTATTGCTGTCTTGGCTAACAAAGGTGCTACTGCGAGAGAAATGCTGGCTCGCATTACGCTCATGCTGGAAAACGTTCCTTTCTTTTTGCAGCCCGGTACTAAAGCCCTTAATAAAGGTAGTATTGAGTTTGGGAATAATTCTCGTATTCTTGCTGCTGCTACTTCTGGGTCTTCTATCCGTGGTCTTTCTGTCAACCTTCTTTATCTAGATGAGTTTGCTTTTGTAGAAAGAGCAGGCGAGTTTTACACATCAACTTACCCGGTGGTTTCATCCGGTAAAGACACGAAAGTTATAATCACATCTACAGCAAATGGTGTAGGTAATACATTTCAAAAGCTTTGGGAAGGTGCTACTCAAGGCGTAAACGAATTTAAGCCGTTCCGAGTCGACTGGTGGGATGTACCGGGAAGAGATGAGGTATGGAAAGAAGAGACAATAAACAACACTTCTCAAATTCAATTTGATCAGGAATTTGGGAACACGTTCTTTGGAACAGGTGATACACTTATCAATGCTGAAACTCTGTTAAATCTTAGAGCAGGTTTACCTAAACAAGTATTGGAAGGTGGAGATCTTATGATCTACAAGCCGCCTGAGGAATCTGGCGATTACCTCATGACGGTTGATGTAGCGAAGGGAAGAGGACAGGATTATTCTACTTTTACAGTGATCGATATCAGTAAGCGCCCTTTCGAGCAGGTTGCTGTCTATCGCAACAATACTATCTCTCCATTACTCTTCCCTAACATTATCTATAAGTATGCGAAACTCTACAAAGAAGCTTACATTGTAGTAGAAGCAAATGATCAAGGCGGTGTTGTATGTCATGGATTATATTATGATCTGGAATATGAAAACTTGCACGTAACATCAAGTATTAAAGCGAGCTCACTCGGCATTGAAATGAACAGAAAGGTTAAGAGACTTGGATGTTCTGCTATTAAAGATCTGCTTGAAACAAATAAGATTAACATTGTAGACGAAACAACAATTATGGAAATATCTACATTTGTTTCAAAGGGCGTATCATTCGAAGCAAGTGACGGTAACCATGATGACTTGATGATGAACTTAGTGATGTTTGGTTACTTTGTTTCATCTCAGTTTTTCGGGGACATGACGGATATTAACATTAAAGATATGTTGTTCAAACAAAGAATGAAAGAAATTGAAGACGATTTGCCTCCATTTGGAATAGTTGATACTGGTATTCAACAACCATCTGAGCTGAGCGATGACGATGGATGGGCCATCGAATATGCGAACGACATATAATTTATAAATAGAATCAAGTGAAAAACAATCGTATTATGTGGTCTTATAAACAAATTGAGAGGAAGAAGCAATGGCATTTTCAGAATCTCCTTCAATTGTAGTCAGAGAGATTGACCTTTCCGGTGTTGTACCGAGTGTCCAATCTTCCACTGGTGCGATTGCAGGTAATTATTCTTGGGGTCCAGTTCTTGTTCCGCAGAAGATTGATAACGAAGCAACTTTGGCGGAAAAGTTTGGTGCTCCAAACACGACAAATACCTTTGACTTTCATGCGTCAGCATACTTCCTGAAGTATGCAAATACACTTCAAGTTGTACGCGTGGTTGATTCAAATGGTGATAACGCATTTAATGGCGGCACTGATTCAAACAGTGCTCTAGTCAAGTCTTTTGATGACTGGAACAACGGCAGAAGCGCAGCTCTAGATTCAGACGGCAGATTTTGGGTAGCTAAGTGGGCAGGTGCTCTCGGTAACTCACTTAAGATCGAAGTTTGTGGTCAAGACTCAAATGACTCTGCTTTTGAAGGCTGGACATACAAAGACAACTTCGATGCAGCTCCTGGCACATCGGATTTTGCAGAAAAGAGAAATGCAGAAAATGACGAAGTACACGTTGCTATCGTAGATAGAAACGGTAAGTTCACAGGCACAGTTGGTGAAGTTCTCGAAACTTTCCCATTTGTATCTCTTGCGCAAAACGCAGTCACTGCAGACGGAACATCAAACTTCATTAAAGACGTGATTAACAACCGGTCAGAGTATATCTGGTTGGCTGGGTTTGATTCCAACATGACAGCAGCTAATGCTGGCACTGATGCTGACTCAGGCGATAACTTCGCTATGGCAACAGCTCAGCCAGACTTTGTTCTGTCAAACGGTGCAGACGCTACCTTCAATGGTACTGGTGCACTCGGTAAAATGCTTGAAGGTTACGACCAGTTCGAAGACAAAGACAATATTGAAATCGATTTCCTTATTGCTCCACGTACTCGTACTCGTACAGCTAACACAACAATCACTAATGATCTGGTTTCAATCGCTGAAGCTAGAAAAGATTGTGTGGTAACTACTTCACCTTCAACTGCAGATGTGATTGACGCAGCAGATCCGACTACCAACACAGTAGCAGCTGCAGCAACATACACAGCATCAAGCTACTTGATCGTAGATAATAACTTCTTTAAGATTTACGATAAGTACAATGATCAATACATTAACATTCCTGCCAACTCTTCAACAGCTGGTCTCATGGCTGCAACAGACTTTGTCGCTGCACCTTGGTTCTCACCTGCTGGTCCAAGACGCGGTCGTTATCTTGGTGTAACATCACTGTTGACATCGCCTAATAAGTCACAGAGAGATACTCTGTACAAGGCTGGTATCAACCCAATCGCAAACATTCCAGGCCAAGGTGTGCTGCTGTTTGGTGATAAGACAAAGATGAACAGGCCTTCTGCATTCGACAGAATTAATGTTCGTAGATTGTTCCTTGTCATTGAAAGAGCAATTGCACTCGCAGCTAGAAACGTAATGTTCGAGTTTAACGATGAGTTTACTCGCGCAGAATTCGTCGGAATCGTTGAGCCCTTCCTGAGAGAAATCAAGGGTCGGAGAGGTATCACAGACTTCAGAGTTATTTGTGACGAAACTAATAACACTGCAGCCGTGATTGACAGAAACGAATTCATCGCCAACATCCTGATCAAACCAGCAAGATCGATTAACTTTGTTACTCTGAACTTTGTTGCAGTAAGAACAGGCGTTGACTTTGAAGAAATCGCCGGCGGCGTAGCTTAAGGAGAGTAAGACATGGCAATTCTTGGAGTAGATGACTTTAAGTCAAAAATCCGTGGAGGCGGTGCACGTCCTAATCTTTTTAAGACGACACTTAACTTCCCTGGATATGCAGGTGGTGATGTTGAACTCACTTCATTCATGTGTAGGGCAGCTCAATTGCCCGCATCCACAATCGCGCCTATCACGGTTCCTTTCCGTGGTAGACAATTGCAAATGGCTGGTGATAGAACGTTCGAACCTTGGACGGTAACTATCATCAACGATACTGATTTCAATATCAGAGATGCAATGGAAAGATGGATGAATGGCATGGCTGCACATACTCAAAACACTGGCCTTACAGCAGTGACTGAGTATGAAGCTGACATGATTGTTGAACAGTTGAACAAAGCAGGGGATACAATCAAGACTTACAACTTTGTAGGTGCATTCCCAACTAACGTATCTGCTATCGAACTTGCATATGATGCAAACGATCAGATCGAAGAGTTCACTGTTGAGTTCCAGATTCAGTACTGGACATCAAACACAACTACATAAATACTATAAACGAAGGCCGGGTTCGCTCGGCCTTCCAACTCTTATTAACTAGGTGAAAGAATGGCAGAAGAAGCACAATCTGGAAATGGTATTAAGATTTTCGGTTTCGAGATCAAGCGATCTGCGAAAGAAAATCCAAAGCCGCTTCCTTCAATAGTTCCGCCACAAGACGACGACGGTGCAGGTTATGTCACCGCCGGCGCTATGCATTATGGGCAATACGTAAATCTTGATGGCGACGAGTCAAAAGATAACCAGCAGATGGTTATGAAATATCGTGGTGTCGCAAATCATCCGGAAGTTGATGATGCTATCGAGAATATTATCAACGAAGCTATTTCCGCATCAAACGAAGGATCGCCTGTTGAGCTGAACCTCGAACAAGTTGATGTATCTGATAAAATTAAAAAGCAAATGGAAGAAGAGTTCAGCCGGATTACAAAAATGCTGAACTTTACCGAAAACGGACATGACATGTTCAAGCGCTGGTACATTGATGGTAGAATGTATCACCACTTGGTTATTGACGAAAAAAATCCTAAGATAGGGATTCAAGAAATTAGAAACATCGATGCTTCAAAAATTAGAAAATTGAAGCAAATCAAGAAAGATAAAGACGCTAAGACTGGGGCAGAAATCATCACAAAGGTTGATGAGTTTTACCTTTATCAGGAAAAGCCTGGCCAGCAGAAGCAAGGTGTAAAGCTTTCACTTGATTCTGTGAGCTACGTTACTTCTGGTATTCTAGACGATAAAAGAAAAAAGGTAGTTTCACACCTACACAAAGCAATTAAGCCGATCAATCAATTAAGAATGATGGAAGACTCATTGGTCATCTATCGTCTAGCTCGCGCGCCTGAGCGCAGAATATTCTATATTGATGTTGGCAACTTACCGCGTGGGAAGTCAGAACAGTATCTAAAAGATATTATGGCTAGATATCGCAATAAGCTAGTTTATGATGCTAATACTGGCGAGTTGAAAGACGATCGCAAGCATATGAGTATGCTTGAAGACTTCTGGCTTCCTAGACGTGAAGGTGGTAGAGGCACAGAGATTTCTACACTGCCGGGTGGTGAAAACCTCGGGCAGATTGATGACATCATTTATTTCCAAAAGCGTTTGTATAGAGCATTGAATGTTCCTATCAATCGCTTGGAGCAGGAATCACAGTTCTCGTTAGGTAGAGCAACTGAGATTAGTCGTGATGAATTAAAGTTCCACAAATTTATTGAAAGGCTGAGAAGAAAATTCTCTGGTCTGTTCATTGAAATTCTAAAAAAGCAATTGATGCTGAAAGGTATCATTACTGAGCTTGATTGGAATGAGTGGAAAGGTGACATCACAGTTGATTATGTAAGGGACAACCACTTCACTGAATTGAGAGATTCAGAAATATTGAGAGAAAGAATTGCATCATTGGATGCAGTGGCTAATTATATTGGCCCTGAAGGATTCTTTTCTAAAGAATGGGTATGGAAAAACATTTTGCAACTTTCTCAAGAAGAAGTTGAAGAAATGAAAAAGCAAATAGAGGATGAAGCGAATGCGGGTGATCAAATGGCTGAGCCAGAACCTGAAGAGGAGCCTATGGATGACGAACCACAGCAAGATGACGGAGACGCCGAACCTGAAGATACGTGAGCCTTATCAAAAAATTATTCATAATTTGAGTAGAAATATTGATATTGCTTCTGAACAGTATACACGGACAGGCGACCCTGGTTATATGTGGCAGTATGAAAGACTAAAGAAAGAGCTCTGCGAGCTTAAGGAAGAAATAAAGGCAAAAGAAGCTAAGGCTTTTGGTGATTTGCCGAGCAGTTTTACTAATCGAAACTAGTGTTGAAAGACGCTTTTTTATAAATAATATATGAACAAAAAGGTATTTGAATATGACTGATATTGCAACATTGATTCAAAATGTTACCGACGGTGATAACGTTCAGGCTAGTAGTATCTTCGACCAGCTAATGGGTGTGAAGGTAAACGATGCACTGGAAGCCGAAAAGGTTAAGATGGCTGACGTTGTGTTTAACGGCGCCGAAGAAGACGATCCAGAGATCGAAGATGAGGATCTTGAGGACGTTGAAGAAGAGTCCGAAGAGGACGACGAAGAAGAAGAATTAGAAGACGAAGCTGAAGAAGAGTCTGAGGAAGATGAAGACATTTCTTGAGATTCGTGAAGCAGCAGCCAAAGGCAAGATGCCGCCAGGTGATCATGTATTCGACAAAAAGGTAAAAGGTGTCGAAATCATGGTTCATAAGGTAAAGAATAAATTTGTGCTTTATATCGATAGAGAAAAGCTCGATGATTTTCCGAACCTGAACATGGCTAAAAAGGCTGGAATGGAATTTGTAAAACAGGCGAAAAAATGAAACTCATAAGCGAATACAATCAGAATGATGTTCAGTGCATCATAGAAAAAACTGAAGATGGCGAAAAGAAATACGTCATTGAAGGTGTGTTCGCACAAACAAATGAGAAGAATCGCAATGGACGTATTTACCCTAAAGCAATTATGGAAAATGCTGTAGGGAAATATGTTAAAGACCAAGTTAAAACCAAGAGAGCAGTAGGCGAACTGAATCATCCAGAAGGACCGACTGTCAACTTGGACAAAGTTTCTCACCTCATTACTGACCTTCACTTTGAAGGAAATAATGTGGTAGGAAAGGCAACTATTCTGCCAACTCCCATGGGTAAAATCGTTGAAGGTTTGCTCGACGGTGGTGTGCAGCTAGGTGTCTCAACTCGTGGTATGGGTAGTCTTGAGCAACAAAATGGCGTTATGGTCGTTAAAGACGACTATGTTCTTAATACGGTTGACATCGTACAAGATCCGTCTGCACCTGGAGCTTTCGTTAATGGAATTATGGAAGGTGTTGAATGGGTATGGAACAACGGCATTATTGAAGCGCAAGAAATTGACAAAATGGAGACTGAAATTAAAACGGCTCCACGTTCGGATCTTTACGAGGTTCAAACACGTGAGTTTAAGAATTTCCTCTCGTTACTCAAATCTAATATGTAAAGGAGTCAGATATGACTGAAGATCAAATCATTGACGATCAAGTCGAACTCCATGACGATGAGAACGAAGTCGTGGAAGAAGCTCATGATCCGAAAAATGCTGAAGCTCAGGCTGTAGATGCAGCGGGTAAAGCTGGCAGCGCTGGCCCAACGGCAAAAGAGCCGGGTGGCAAGGGTGGCAAAGCTGATCCGATGGAAAAGCCTAAGACAAAAGCTGGAATGATCAGTGCAATGTATCAGAAATTAGGGGCAATGAAGAAAGTTGAGCTTGATGCTGCCTATGACGGTATGATGGGTAAACATGAAAAGATGCACGCCAAAGAATCTGTAGATGAAGCTGGTACACCAGTTGAAATCAACTATGCAGGCGAAATGGACGCACTAATCGAGTCTGAAGCCACTCTTTCAGAAGAGTTTAAGGCTAAAACAGCAGTTATCTTTGAAGCTGCAGTAAAATCCAAGCTGGCCGAAGAAGTGGACAGAATGGAAGAAAACTATGCAACTGAATTGGCCGAAGAAATCGAGACACAAAAGTCTCAGATGGTCGACAAAGTTGATAGCTACCTCAACTACGTGGTTGAACAGTGGATGGAAAACAATAAAATTGCTATTCAGAACGGTCTCCGTACTGAAATCGCAGAAGACTTCATGGGCAAGTTGAAAGACCTGTTCACTGAGTCTTATATTGATGTTCCAGAATCTAAAGTAGACCTAGTTGACGAGCAGTCAGACAGAATTACTGAGCTGGAAGAGCAGTTGAATGCTCAGATGGCAAATGCAATTCAGGTATCTGAAGAACTGGAAACTTTGAAGCGTAACGCAATTATTGCAGAAGCTTCTAAAGATCTTGCAGACACTCAGGTAGAAAAACTGCAGAAACTCGTCGATGATGTAGATTTCGAAGACGAAGCTACTTTCTCTGCGAAGGTTGCAACAATCAAAGAAACCTACTTCACAGAAGCTAAAACAACCTCAACCGAATCTATTATTGAAGAAGATAATGACGAAGCCGAAGGCGAAGTAGTTACTTCTGCAGTGATGGAGCAATACTTAACTGCAATTCGCAAAGCTGCTAATTAAGGGAGTCCAAAATGCAGACTTATGATAAACTTGTAGAAAAGTGGGCCCCAGTACTGAATGAAAATTCTGCTGGCGATATTAAAGATGCCCACAAGCGTGCTGTAACTGCAGCCGTTCTCGAAAACCAAGAGCGTGCACTCGCTGAAGAGCGTGCTCAGTACCAAGGCCTGACTGAAGCAGCACCTGCTGGTGCCAACACAGGCTCAATCGGAACTTGGGACCCTGTCCTGATTTCTCTCGTAAGACGTGCAATGCCTAACCTGATGGCATATGACGTTGCTGGCGTTCAGCCAATGTCCGGTCCAACTGGCCTGATCTTCGCAATGAAGTCACGCTATAATGGCGGTTCAACAGGTAACACCGAAGCACTGTTCAACGAAGCTGATACTCGCTTCGCTGGTACACAGACTGGTGCAGCTCAGCCTTCAGACGGTTCAGGTCTGGGTTCAGCGACTGACTCTGACTCTACTGCAGATGATGATCGTGCAACCAACCTGGCAACTGCAGGTATGACTACTGACTCAGCTGAAGCACTCGGTGATTCAACTGGTAACGCTTTCGCTCAGATGGGCTTCACCATCGAGAAGAGCACAGTGACTGCAAAGTCAAGAGCTCTGAAAGCTGAATACTCTCTGGAACTGGCTCAGGATCTGAAAGCGATCCACGGCCTGGATGCAGAAACTGAGCTGGCAAACATCTTGTCTGCTGAGATTCTTGCTGAAATCAACAGAGAAGTTATCAGAACTATTAACTCTCAGGCGAAGACCGGTGCGGCAACTGATAACACAGCTGTTAACGGTATCTTTGACGTACAGACAGACGCCGATGGCCGTTGGTCTGTTGAGAAGTTCAAGGGTCTGATGGTCCAGATCGACCGCGAAGCAAACAAGATTGCTAAAGAAACACGCAGAGGTAAAGGTAACTTTATGATCTGTTCTTCTGACGTTGCATCTGCTCTGGCTGCTACTGGCATGCTGGACTATGCTCCTGCAATCGCTGCTAACCTGAACGTCGACGACACAGGCAACACTTTTGCTGGTGTACTTAATGGTCGCATGAAAGTCTACATTGACCCATATGCAACTGTCGATTATGTAACTGTAGGTTATAAGGGTACTAACCCATATGACGCAGGTCTGTTCTACTGCCCATACGTACCGCTCACAATGGTACGTGCGGTTGGTGAAGATACCTTCCAGCCAAAAATCGGCTTCAAGACTCGTTACGGCATGGCATCGAACCCATTCGTTGGTTCAACACCTGCTGACGGTCTTGCAACAGCTAAGACTAACCAGTACTACAGAATCTTCCGCGTGGATAACATCCTCGGCGCATAGGATACTGTGTATCAATAAGGAAGGGAGGCTTCGGCCTCCCTTTTTTTATGTACTTTTCATTATAAATAGTGTATAATAGACTATAAAGGTGAAACATGGCAATTACAGATACGACAATCACGGCTGGTGTTGATACCTCAACGCTGTCTACGAATACAAACTACTTGCAGCCAAATGGGTTTAGAATCTCGATCGATCGAAGATATTTTCCCAATCTGCAGTTCTTTGCGCAAAGCGTGTTTCACCCAGCAATGTCAGTTAATGCTTCAGAAGTAAGCTATAGCCGGCTTGGTAGGATTCCTATCCCAGGTGATAAGATTTCTCATAATGATGTTACGTTTAACGTTATCCTTGACGAAGACATGGCATCATATCAAGAAATTTATGATTGGTTGAGAACTTTTGTAGAAAGAAATCATGCTGACAATTCAGATACAGGCACTGGTCCGACTACAGCAGACATTACCGTTTCAGTAATGAGTTCGCATAATAACGTCACTAAAAAGATCATATATAGAGATGCCTTTCCGGTTTCTCTCGGTGATGTAGTATTCGAAGCTGCAGCTGGAGATGTGCAATATGTTATTTGCCCTGTGACTTTTAGCTTTACTGATTTTGATTTAGAATGATACTCGCTGTTGGCGACAGCTTCTTTGATAAGACTGCTGCTTGCTACTCAAACATAAAACTTAAAACATGGCCTGAGTATTTTGATGATGAAGTAAAAGTCATCGGACAGGCCGGTTGTGACAATTACAGAATCTTTCAAACATTAATGAAAGAGTTCGATCCTGACGTCTATGATACAGTAATCATTAACTGGACTCAGATGCATAGACTTACTATTGGCAAAGATCATTATGTTAGAGGCGGCCATGAAAAATGGAATGACGGCAAATTTATCGAATGCCTACATCATAGAACACATTGGTATCAAGTAGAGGTAATGATAGAAAGATTTGAAGCTTTAGAAAAAGCTGTAAGTTACTTGCCGTGTAAAGTTATACAATCAATAGGCCCATACCCATTTGGTCCAAACAGTAGATACAAAATGATTGGGCCTCAAAGAATCCAAGATAGATATTGGGACTTGATAGAAAAATGCCAGCATGTAATGCTTGCAGAACTTGACTGCAAATGGACAGATGTGTTTGTTGCTGAAAACGATGGCCATCCGAATAATGAAGGACATCGGTTAATATATAATTGGATGAAGGATAAATTATGATAGATCTTGATAGTATTCACAAAATGTGGAAAGAAGATGCACAAATCGGCACTAAGCTTGACCAAGCATCTGAAGCAACTCCGGCGTTACACGCAAAATATCTTGAAATCTTATCACAGCTTAAGCTTCAGAAACGTAGAGCAGAAAACGCTCAGAAGGTTTTGCTAAAGCAGAAGTGGTTGTACTACAATGGTAAGATGGACCAAGAACAAATCGCAGAACTCGGATGGGAGTTCGATCCTTTCAATGGCTTAAAAGTCTTGAAAGGCGAAATGGAATATTACTACGAAGCTGACGTTGATATTCAAAAGTCAGAAGACAAGATTCAATATCTTAAGACATGTATAGATACAGTGTCGGAAATAATTGAGAATGTAAAGTGGCGCCATCAAACGATTGGCAACATGATTAAGTGGAGACAATTCGAGGCCGGTGTCTGATAAGATTTTCCTAAGAAAAATGAATGAAACTTCGATCTATGTAGAAACAGATCGTAGTATCGCGCAAGAACTTTCTGAGTTCTTCAGCTTTTACGTCCCAGGTTATAAGTTTATGCCAGCATATCGTAATAAGGTATGGGACGGAAAGATTCGTCTTTTCAACGTGAATAACTGTGAGTTGCCGTATGGTCTTATGACTTATGTCATGAACTTTGCGCTGAAGCGCGATTATGAATTTGAAGCAGAACCTGAACTTACAGAAGTTCATCGCTTTGAAGATGATTTCATAATGAGCTTTATCGATTCGCTTGATCTTCCATTTAATGTAAGAGACTACCAGTTTGAAGCAGTGCAAAAAGCTTTGACTGTAAACAGGGCGATTCTGCTTTCACCAACAGGTTCAGGTAAATCTCTTATCATCTACATTCTTATGAGGTTTATGCTTGATGCACAACTTGAAGAAAGCCAAAAGGTTTTGGTCATTGTCCCTACCACTTCTCTTGTAGAACAAATGTATGCAGACTTCGAAGAGTATGCTGAAAAAGATGAAGCATTCGATGTAAGAGATGAAGTCCATAGGATTTATTCTGGTAAGCCTAAAACAAACCTGACAGAAAACGTCGTTATCACCACATGGCAATCTGTGTATAAGTTACCTAAGACTTGGTTCGCACAGTTTGGTGCAGTGTTCGGTGATGAGGTTCACGGCTTTAAGTCAAAGTCACTTACGTCAATCATGAACAAATGCGAAGTTGCGCCATATAGGTTTGGGACAACAGGAACTCTTGACGGTACTCAAACGCACAAGCTTGTGTTGGAAGGATTGTTCGGTAGAGTGTTTAACGTTACTACTACATACGATCTCATGGCATCTGACACTTTGGCTCAACTTAAGATTCAGGCGCTTGTGTTGAAATATCCTAATGATGTGCGTAAAGGATTTGGCAAGAAAAAGTATCAGGACGAAATAGACTATATAGTAAGGAATGAAAAAAGAAATCGGTTTATATCCAGATTGGCGTGTGATCAAAGTGGCAATACCCTAGTGTTGTTTCAGTTTGTAGAAAAGCATGGCAAAGTTCTATATGACATGATAAACAATATAGCTGATGAAAAGCGAAAAGTATTTTTTGTGTCTGGAGAAACCGAAACATCTGACAGAGAAGCTATCCGGAGAATAACGGAGAAACAAAAAGATGCAATCATCGTGGCAAGTCTTGGTACTTTTAGCACTGGCATTAACATCAGAAATCTACATAATATTATATTTGCTTCACCATCTAAGTCTCAGATTAAAGTCCTTCAAAGTATTGGACGAGGATTACGTAAGTCTGATGATGGCCGCAGAACTACACTGTACGACATCACCGACGACATTACATGGAAGAATAGAAAGAACTACGCATACCTCCACGGAGCAGAAAGATTGAAAATTTATTCACGCGAGAAATTCGACGTTAAACTTTACGAGATTGATATATAGTACATGGCTGATCAACTAACAATAGCATTACGACAACTTAAGCTTACAAACGGTGACGAACTAGTCTGTGAAATCATGGACTACGGAGATGATGACGAACATATGATGGCTGTAAGAAATCCTTTCAGGCTTGTAGCTATGGAATCACCTCGCGAAAACGTACGTTACTATGCATTTAGACCGTTTATGTTGTACCAAGGTGATGGGAATCATGTTCAAATTTTGAACCCTGGTCACGTTGTTTCAGAATGTACACCTACGCGTGAACTTATTGAAGAATACACAAAGGCTGTAGACGAACATAACAGCAATGAAGAAACTCAAGTCCTTAAGTCTTTGGACGAGACTAAAAAAGCCATGAATGAGTATTACGATAAAGTACAAAAGATGGCATATGAAAAGCATATGAAAGAGTACATTGAGATTGATTACGACTCAGATCATCCTAATGTAATTACTTTCCCAGGCTCGGATACTAAGCACTGAACGCGGTATATCCCTGCCCCTCAATAGCTCTATTATTATACCACAGTTTTTTAGTTTTGTAAACCCCTAAAATGCACAAAAATGAATTTTTTTTATGGTGTACAAATGTGGCAAAATTTGGTATAATATAGCTATAGATTCCACATAGGAGATTATGATGAAGCCAAAGGACAGGCCTCACTACGTAAACAATGCAGAGTTTTCACAAGCTGTAGTTGATTACGTACAAGAGGTTCGACAAGCTAAAGCTGATGGCAGCACTCTACCTATCGTACCTGATTACATAGCCGGTTGTTTCTTACGAATAGCCGAAGGCTTGTCTCACAAGTCTAATTTTATTCGCTATACATATCGCGAAGAAATGGTAATGGATGCGGTAGAGAATTGTCTTAAAGCTATTGAAAATTACAACTTAGAAGCAGCAACTAGAACTGGTAAACCTAATGCCTTTGCATACTTTACACAGATTAGTTGGTTTGCTTTCCTTAGAAGAATTGCTAAAGAAAAGAAACAACAGGATGTTAAGTTCAAATTTTTAGAACAGTCCGGTATTGAGGCATTCCTTGATGATACTGGTGAAAATGCTGTAGCTGCTCAAGTAGCCACACATTTTGTTGATACATTAAAAGAACGAATTGATAAAGTTAAAAGTACTGATAGCACTATCAAGGAGTTTGCAAAACAACACAAAAAGAAACGCACAGCAAAAGCAGACTCAGATCTTACTGAGTTTATGAACTAGCAATTTTAATACCATGAAACTAGCAATTTTGAACGATACCCATTGCGGTATTAGAAACTCGTCTGAAATTTTTACGAAGAACGCCGAACAGTTTTATGAAGAGGTGTTCTTCCCTTATATGATTGAACATGACATCAAGCAAATTGTACATCTTGGTGATTATTATGATCATAGAAAATTCATCAACTTCAAGGCACTAAGCGCAAACCGAAAGCACTTTTTGCAGAGGCTGAGAGATCTTGGTATCTCGATGGATATTATTCCGGGAAACCACGATACGTTCTATAAGAACACCAATGAGCTAAACTCTTTGAAAGAGTTGCTTGGTCATTACATGAACGAAGTACATATCGTTATGGAACCGACTGTAATGAACTATGGCTCATTGAAGCTCGGTCTCATCCCTTGGATTTGTCAAGATAACTACGAAAAGTCATTAGACTTTATCGCTAAGTGTGATGCTGACATGATCGGCGCTCACCTTGAGTTATCAGGCTTTGAAGTTATGAGGGGTATGAAGCACCAAGGAGGAATGGATCGCTCCTTGTTCAAGCGCTTTGAGCTTGTAATGTCAGGCCATTTCCATGTAGGTTCACACCAAGACAACGTAAAGTATCTTGGTAGCCAAATGGAGTTCTTCTGGTCTGATGCTCATGATCCTAAGTTCTTTCACGTTCTTGATACTGAAACACGTGAACTTACAGCTATTCGTAATCCTATCACATTGTTTGAAAAAATTGTTTACGATGATGAGAAAATGGATTATAATAGCTATGAAACAACACACCTTACATCTAAGTTTGTAAAGATTGTTGTGAAAAACAAAACAGATCTGTTTACGTTTGACAGGTTTGTTGATAGAGTCCTTAACGCTAGCCCACATGAATTGAAGATCCAAGAGAACTTCGAAGAGTTTATGGGTGAAAACGTTGAGGATGAGTCTGTGTCATTGGAGGATACACAAACTTTGCTTGACACATACGTTGATAATGTTGAAACGGATCTTGATAAAGACATTATCAAGGTTCAAATGCGAGACTTAATGAAGGAAGCTCAAAGCCTCGAAATAGTATGATAATCTTCAAACATCTAAAATACAAAAACTTCCTATCTACCGGCAACACATTTACTGAGATTGATTTTTTGAAATCAAAGTCAACGCTTGTGGTAGGACATAATGGTGCAGGTAAATCTACGATGTTGGATGCGATTGCGTTTGGCTTGTTTGGTAAACCTCACCGTTCAATCAATAAACAACAACTAGTAAACTCGATCAATCAAAAAGATTGCTTGGTCGAGCTTGAATTTTCGATCGGTAAGAATAACTTCAAAGTAGTAAGAGGAATCAAACCGAACAAGTTTGAGATCTGGAAAAACGGCACTATGATTAACCAATCATCTCATGCTAAAGAATACCAGAGAATCCTTGAGCAAAACTATTTGAAGCTTAATCACAAATCATTTCACCAGATTGTAGTACTTGGCTCATCTTCATTCATTCCGTTTATGCAACTACCAGGTGGTCATAGACGTGAAGTGATTGAAGACTTGCTTGACATCAATGTCTTCTCAAAGATGAATCAGCTTTTGAAAGAAAAGGCTGCTATTCTTCGTGAGCGTATGAGAGAAAACGATTACCAGATAGATATTATCAAGAACAAAATCGATACACAAAAGAAGTATATCAACGATGTTAAGATACTCACTGAGCAAAATATATCATCAAAGAAAACTCAAATCGAGGAATATAATACCGAGATCGAAAACCTCGAAAGAGAAAACAGCGAACTCTCAACAGAAGTTGATAGAGAACAAGGACCAATCGAGGAAAACTTAAACAAGCTACATGATAAAAAGCAAGCACTACTCCAGTATAATGCGCAGTTCAAACAACAAATGGGCCAGATCACGAAGGACGCGAAGTTTTATGAAGAAAATGAGTCTTGTCCAACGTGTTCCCAAGATATTGATAGTGAACTACGACAGTCAAAGCTATCCTCTGCAAAAGCTAAGGCGAAGGAACTCAAAAGCGCGATGGACACTGCCGCTACAGAGTCAACTTCTGTGGAACAGAATATTACAAGGCTCAGCGAACAACTTTCCGAAGTACGCGAGAAGCAAAGTAATATACAATCTAACAGTAGACAAATCACGTCGCTTCGGAGCCAGATTGACACTCTTAAAGATGAGCTAGAAACGAGTGCAGTCGCAGATCTCAACGCAGCTCAAGAAGAACTGAAAAATATTACAGCATCAAAAGAAGGATTGCTTGAATCCAAGTTTAAGATGAATGAGGACAAGTCATATAATGACGTAATCCTTGAGATGCTGAAAGACACTGGTATCAAGACGAAAATAATTAAGCAGTACATACCTGTTATAAATAAGTTCGTCAATCAGTATTTGCAAGTCCTTGACTTCTTCGTACATTTTGATCTTAACGAATCGTTCCAAGAAACGATTAGATCAAGACATAGAGATGAGTTTACATATGACTCGTTCTCTGAAGGCGAAAAGCAAAGGATAGACTTGGCGCTCTTATTTACATGGCGTCAGATTGCAAAGATGAAGAACTCAGTAGCAACTAACCTGCTGATTCTCGATGAGACTTTTGACTCATCATTAGATCATGACGGTGTTGACAACCTCATGAAAATTTTATACAGTCTGGATGATAACACGAATACGTTTGTGATATCGCATAAAGGTGACATCTTAGATGGAAAGTTCGGTGAAAAGATCGAGTTCGTCAAAGAAAAGAACTTTAGCCAAAAAAAGTAGTTTACATTTTGGCACAGATTTGGTATAATAGTAGTATATTGAAACAACGAGGTTTATTATGGAACTGAAAGAATCAACCCTATCGATTCTTAAGAACTTTGCTGGAATCAATCCTAACATTGTGATTGCTGAAGGTAACACTCTTAAGACTATTACTGAGGCTAAGAATGTCTTGGCCCAGGCTACAGTCGAAGAAAACTTTCCTAAGACTGTAGGTATCTACGACCTGAACGAATTCCTAGGCGTTCTTAATCTGGTGGATGTACCGCAGCTATCATTTGATGATGACTATGCTGTAGTAACAGATTCATCTGGTCGTTCAAAAGTCAAGTACTTCTTCTCAGATATTGAGATGTTGACTACACCGTCTAAAAGTATTACGATGCCAAGTGAAGATGTTAAGTTCTATCTTGACGCTGGAACTCTTAGCAAGCTTAAGCGGGCATCATCAACTCTTGGTCATACAGAAGTATCTGTAAAACCAGCTGGTAGTGGCGTAATTGAACTGTCTATTGTTGATAGCCAGAACGTTACTTCCAATACATTCTCTATCGAAGTCGATGGTGAATACACCGAGGATAATTTCAATTTTGTCCTCAACATCAATAACATGAAAATTATTGATGGAGATTATGATGTGACTATTTCGTCAAAGCTAATCTCAAACTTTGTTAACAAAGGCGTGCCAATTCAGTATTGGATTGCACTAGAAAAATCTTCAACGTTCGGAGTTTAATATGGCTGAAGAAAACAAAACTGAAGCTGCTGCTGATGATCAGCACGGCCAGATTTATGAAATCAGCAATCGTGCTGCTCGCAGTACAATCGCTGTAATTGATGCGCTCACTCAGCGCGGTGGATTCAAAGGTGAAGAGTTGTCGACTATTGGTACGCTTCGTGACCAATCGATCTCGATTATTCAGCTTTGTGAAAACTATCAACAAGAACAGGCACAAAAATAAACCTGCTCTTACTTTATTATGGAAAATGTGAATGTCTAATGACTTTTTGTGGGTCGAAAAATATCGTCCCAAAACCGTACAACAGTGTGTACTACCTAGCCAACTGATTTCTCAGTTCCAGCGAATGGTTGATTCGGGTGAATTGCAAAACATGCTTTTCACGGGAACAGCTGGCTTAGGTAAGACCACTGTTGCACGCGCTTTATGTAACGAGCTTGATCTCGATTACATTCTAATCAATGGTTCTGAAGAGGGTAACATTGACACTCTTCGGACAAAGATCAAACAGTTTGCTAGTTCTGTTTCGTTGCAAGGTGGATACAAAGTGGTTATCCTCGATGAGGCTGATTACCTTAATCCACAATCAACGCAACCTGCTCTTCGTGGTTTCATTGAAGAGTTTGCTAACAACTGTCGTTTTATTCTGACTTGTAACTTCAAGAACAGAATCATTGAACCATTGCACTCTCGTTGTGCAGTCTATGAGTTCAACACTTCTAAAAAAGATATGGTGGAACTATGTGGTAGTTTCCATAAGCGCCTTTGTGGTATCCTTGACGAAGAAAAAGTTGAGTACAACCAGAAAGTCCTTGCGGATCTTATCATGAAGTTTGCACCGGACTGGCGTCGAGTCCTGAATGAATGCCAAAGGTATTCTGCATCAGGACAAATCGATAGCGGTGTCATGGTGTCTCTTAGTGATACTAGTTATGACGAGCTATTCACTTCCCTAAAACAAAAAGACTTCAAAAAAATGCGGCAGTGGGTTGTCAATAATATTGACACTGATGCATCATCAATCTTCCGTGGAATTTATGACCGTATGGGTGATAAAGTCTCTCCCCAATCTATTCCACAATTAGTTCTTATCCTTGCTGATTATCAGTATAAGAACGCGTTTGTTGCTGACCATGAACTCAATGTCGTTGCATGTATGACGGAGATTATGGCAAATGTTGAACTGGCGTAGAGCATGGACTATTTGGTGCAAAACAATCGGGAGCAAGATAACAGATGATAATCGTGAAAATGACATCGCAGCAGTCATCCGTACTATATGGGTTGTTACTCATATGGTCGCTTGCTTTTTTATCATCGCTCATAATGGCATAAAGATTGGCTGGTTCTAATGAATCCCTTTGAGTATGTACCTGCTATTAACGATAGCAAAAAGAATATAATGGTCGACGATCTGGCTGAGAAAGCTTACAACCCTTATATGGTGAATCGGAGCTTGTCATACTTTAATGACACTGTTCTCATGGCTAATGAAATGAATCGATATCACCACCTTGATAATCGCTTACAATTCGACTTTCTTATAAATATAGTTAGAAAGCGTAAAAGATTTTCAAAATGGGCAAAGCCTCAAATTGAGAGTGACATTGAAGTGATTAAAGAATACTATGGCTATAGCAACGAAAAAGCTCGCCAAGCCCTCTCACTTCTGTCACCAGAACAGATCGATGGATTGAGAAAAAAGGTGAGTAAAGGTGGAACAAAGTAACCTAGTAGAGTGGGCTCCAAACAGTATGCTGGAAGTCACACTCAATGAGCCAGATGATTTCTTAAAAGTAAGAGAAACACTGACTCGTATCGGAGTAGCATCACGTAGAGACAAGAAACTATTTCAGTCTTGTCACATCCTTCACAAACAAGGCCGCTACTTCATCGTACACTTCAAAGAATTATTTCTGCTGGATGGTAAGAAAGCAAATCTGGAACAATCAGATATTGCACGTAGAAACACAATCGCTACACTAATGAGTGATTGGGGACTAATTGATATTCAAAGAAAAGAAGCAGTTAGCGAAAAAGCACCATTAAGACAGATCAAGATTATCCCATTCAAAGAAAAAGAAGAATGGGAACTATGTCCAAAATATAACATCGGGAGTAAATCATGAGAGATCAAATTCTCGCAGCATTGAAAAAACACGCAGAAGGCGAGATCGCACTGCATCAAACAAATATTGAAGTTTACCTGAATAGTGTTACGGGTATCGGAGAACATTCCGATGTGCTGGAAGCTGTGCAGACAGAACTCGATAAAATGGCTGCAGCTAACGATCGGCTTGAAATGCTTAAAAAGTTCGAGTATCCACTTGCACCAACATTCTAATGGATTGGTTATCAGCAGATCTTATCGATGCAATTAACGATACGTCATGGACCGATGGCATCGGGACTATCGTTGTCTTGCTAGTTGCCTATGCGGCATATCGGTGGATCAAAAAAAATATTTAACAGAATACA